GAAACAGTACAAGACCATATAGTTGCTTGGGAACGTAGAATGGAAGAGATTGAACTTGTAGCTAAGTTTAAAACGTACAGACTATGAAAAGATTTTTAATTAATGTATACACTAATTGGTGTGGAGAAGAGCAAGATTATGCTGCTTATGCAGAAGATGAATCTGAGATAGAACCAGTTGCTGCAGAATTATCATATGAAAATTTCAATAACTACCCAGGTACTGGATTTGAAGCTGTATTAGAAGAATTATTTGATACAACTGATTCAGAAGATCTTACTGAAGAGCAGTTAAATGAAGCTTATGATGTTGAGGGAAACTATTATGGGCATAGTATTCAAGAATGGGATGAAACAAGATACGAAGAAGAATGGAATTGGTATGAAGTAGTTTATGATGGTAGACCAAAGATCAATAAGGAACCTAATAAAATTGAAGAGGATTAATTATGATTTACTTAGTAACTAGAAGTATAAGTTTATTTGATTCAGATTTATTTAAGGAAGTAACTTTAGAATTTGCTATTGAAATTTTAAAAGATTATTCTGAATTAGCTTTAGATACTGAGACATCAGGTTTAGATCCATATACCAAAGAGTTATTATTATTACAAATAGGAAATTTTGATATTCAAGTATTATTTGATATAGCAAGTTATGGAGGTAAAATTCCTTTACTTTTAAGAAATTTCTTAAATGAGTTTGGCAGAACTTATATTCTTCAAAATGCTAAATTTGATTTGAAATTCTTATTTCATCAAGAAATAATATTGAAAAAAGTATTTGATACAATGTTGGCTGAAATTATTTTAACTAACGGATTGGAAGAGATTTAGGTACATTAACAATGAAATATTGTCAGGTGTATTTAGATAAATCAGTAAGAGGTGAAATCATTAAAAATAAAGTACTTACAATTCAAGTATTAGAGTATGGAGCTAAAGATATAAAATACTTGCCTATTATTAAAGAAAAACAATTAATTGAAGCTAATAAGTTAAAACTTACTATGGCAATTGATTTGGATTGTGCTTTTGTTTTATCTTTAGCCTATACGGAATATTGTGGGATTAAATTGAATTATCCAAAATGGGTAGTAAAAACTTCACGCAGTATGGCAGAAGCATTGGATCTTAAAATTGAATTAGAAAATCAACTTTTAAAAGACAAAAAGTTTAATTATTTTTCTGGTATGCTTGATATGTTTACTGGAGCTCAAGATTGTATAATTAATTGGGATTCTCCTAAGCAGGTTATTGAATTATTCAAAACCTACGGTATTAATACTATTCTTAAGGATAAAGGTGTTGATAAAGAAACTATTGACGCAAAAATATTAGAACCACAGAAACATAAGTTTGATATTTTACCTCCTTATTTAAAATATAAGGCTAAACAAAAGGAAATTACTACTTATGGTGCATCTTGGAAGAAATATATTAATCCTGTAACTGGAAGAATTCATACTACTTTTCAACAATTAATGGATACAGGTCGATTATCAAGTGGTAATAAAAGAGATGGAACTCCAAATCTTCAAAATATACCATCTGATCCTGAAACTCGTGCATGCTTTATTCCTGAACCAGGTAATGTAATGATTGATGCTGACTATAGTGGTCAAGAAACTATTGTACTTGTTAATGCTAGTAGAGAACCAAATCTGATTAAATTTTATGAAAAAGGATTTGATGATATGCATAGCTATGTTGCGTTTCTTATGTATGAACAAATCAGACCTTGTACTCTAGAAGAATTGGATAAGACTGCTTTAGAATTTGTTAAAAAACAACATAAGGATAAAAGACAGATTGCTAAATCAGCAGGTTTTGCTATAGCTTATGGTGGTAATGGATCTACTATTGCTAAAAATTGTAACATTCCTATTAAGGATGGAGAATTTGTATACAAAGCTTATTTCCAAGCGTTTCCTGAAATGCAAAATTATTTTAATCTTGTATTTCAAAAGACAGCTCATTTTGGCTATATAGAATTCAGTCCTGTTACCAAAAGAAAATATTTCTTTAATTTATCAGAAAATGATTATTTTGTACTCAGAGATGAAGTAGAAGATCCTTATTTCTGGCAAATGCATGAAAACCCTAGAGGTGCTATTAAGAAATATAATAAAGCCAAGAGTGATATCCAAAGAATGTCTCAGAATTTTCCTATCCAGGGAGCAAGTGCAGACATAACAAAATATGCTTGTATTTTGTTTTTCAAAGAAATTCTTATCAGAGGTTGGTGGAAGCAAGTAAAAATAGTAAATTTAATTCACGATGAAATACTTGTTGAATGCCCAGAATCATTAGTCAATATAGTCAAAGAGGTATTGATTATCTGCATGGAAAATGCTGGAAAACCATTTTGTCCAATAGTTCCTTTAAAGGCAGAAGCTATTTATGGAGACCATTGGGTTCATTAATATAATATGCAATTTTTATTAAAAAATCTTCGTATCTTTGTAGTTCCCTCTCTAAAAAAAATAATAACAAAATTAAATGACAAGAGACGATCGACAGAAATTAGGAATTTCTAAATGAATAGATGCTGGCTGTAGAGGTACTTTACAGTGGTGTACAGGGAGTGGTAAAACAAGAGCTGCTATTATAGCTATTAAATCATTTCTTAGTAGAAACACCAACAAACAGATTACAGTTATTGTTCCAACAGAATATTTAAAAATTCAATGGTTTAAAGAACTCAATAAATTTAATGTATTACCTTTTGTAAAAGTAGAAATAATCAATTCTGCAGTTAAAGTTTTTGATCAAGTTGATTTTATTATACTTGATGAAGCACATAGAATGGCTGCTGAAACTTTCTATCAAATATTTTCTCAACGACATCCAAAATTAGTATTAGGATTATCTGCTACATTTAGTAGATTAGATGGTAGGCATGAATTGCTGAATCATTATTGTCCTATTGTTGATGTTCTAGATGTAAAAGAAGCAATAGCAAATAAATGGTTATCTCCTTATAAAGAATACAAGGTTCTAATTGAGCCTTCCGATATATCTGAATATTATGGATATAATGCAGAATTTCTAAATGCATTTGCATATTTTAACAATGATTTTGCATTAGCAATGAGATGTGTGGGAGGAGTTAAAAAAGGAAATATAGTTATTAAGCCTTCTCATTTTGTAAGATATGAGTATGCTCAAGAATTATGTACGTTATCATATTCTAATCCACGTTATAAAGAAACTGTTAGGCAGATTAACAATGAAGTTACTGCTATGGCATTTACTTGGAGCAGAGCTTTACAGGCTCGTAAAGGATATGTTATGAATCATCCTAAGAAAGTTGAAATAACTAGAATGATTTTAGAAGCAAGACCAAATACTAAAGCTATTACATTTTCTGCTACTATTAAACAAGCAGAGAAAATTGGTAATGGATATGTAATTCACTCTGGTAAGACTAAGAAGAAAAATAGACTTACTATGGATGAATTTGCATTGTTATCTACAGGAGTAATTCATACTGCTAAAAGTCTTGATGAAGGAGCTGATATTTCAGGTTTAAATTTGGCTATTATACTTTGTAATACTTCTTCTCAAACTCAGAAAACACAAAGACTCGGAAGGGTTATACGTTATGAAGAGGGTAAAGAAGCCGAAGTATTTACATTAGTAATAAAAGGTACAAATGAAGAATCTTGGTATAACACTTCAACTGCAGGTAAGAATTACATTGAAATTTCCGAAGATGAACTTAAGGTTATTTTAGCAGGGGGAACAACAGATAATATAGTAAAAGAAGGTTATGAAACTGGACAATTATTTAGATTTTAAATTATTAAATTATTAAAAACATGAGTGATTTTAAATCAAGACTCTTAGAAGAAAGAGATCAACTGCAAGAAAAAGTAACAAAATTAGATGATTTTATTGATTCTGACGCATATACAACTATTGCAGAAAGACAACAAGAATTATTATTGGATCAAATTTATTTTATGGCAGAATACTTAAGTATTTTGAAAGAAAGAATTGAAGACTTAGATAAGAATTAACAAACACAAATTACCTCAATCCTTATTACCAATCCCGTAACGGATATTACTCACAGAATAAAGTAGTTTGAAATACGCAGTACATGCAACATTTTGAATTATCTTTGAAAGAAGAAATCAATATTTATATTAACAGTGGTTTGACACCTACTGAATTATTTATATTGAGATTATTATTTTTAGCTGTTGATGGAGATCAAAAATATTTAGTTAACTATTTAACCAGTATATCAAATGGAAAACAAATATTAAGATCAGTACTTATTTCTTTGGTGGAGAAAAAAGTGATTAACTCAACATTTAAATTACCACAAGAAGGAGAATCTTTAAATTTTAAGAATATACCTTTTAATAAAAATTTCACTAGATTATATATTAAAGAATCTAATGAAATTGGAAAAGAGTTTTTTGATGCCTATCCTCCGTTTATTAGTATAAATGGAAAATTATGTAGTATAAAAAACTTTACAAAAGCAGGACTTTATTCTTTTGATGATTTTTGTATATTTTATGCAAAGCAAATTAAAAATGCTTCAGCAACTCATGAAAGAGTTATGGAAGCCTTGGAGTTTGCAAAAGAAAATAATTTAATTAATTATACTATATTAGAATTTATTTCTAGTAAGAAGTATGAAGAAATTGAATATATTAGAAATAGTGGTAATATTAACGGTTATAATAATACAGAGTTATTATAATGGGAGTTAAAAAATTACTAACTAACATAAAAGCCGGTAAGCAAGGAAAAAATATTGGTATAAGTACTGGTATGGCAACAGTAGATTCAGTTATTTATGGTATTCAGAGAAAATATCTTTATACTATTGGAGCTGATACGTCAGGTGGTAAAACATCTTTTGCTGTTGATACCTTTGTTTACAATTTAATTAAAAATGCAGGAAATAGAAAAATATCAATTCTATATTACTCTTTTGAAATGTCTGGAGATATTTTATTTGCTAAGTTATTATCTCGCTATATTTTTGACAAATATGGAGAAGTTATAACTTATGAAGATATTTTATCTTTAACAAAGCCAATTACAGATGAACAAGAATATTTTGTTAATTTAGCTGTAGAATGGCTTGAAAGTATTGAGCTTAAATTAACAATTTATGATAAAGCATTATCTCCTAATGGAATTTATGCTACTTGTAAAGAATGGCTTAGAAAATTTGGAGAATTTGTATCTTTAGAAGAACACAGAGAGGATTATATTGAAAATGATCCCGAAGAATATAAAGTAGTCGCTATTGACCATATGGGTTTAATAAGTGGTCCAGGTTCTAAAAAAGAGAAAATTGATTTAACTGTTGATTATCTTATTTATTTTAGAAATAAATGTGGAATAACAGGTATTTTTATTCAACAATTGAATAGGAATGCTAAATCAATGGATCGAAAAACTAATGGATATGAACTTATACAACTTGATGACTTTAAGGATACTTCAGGTACCACTGATGCTTCAGAAGTTGTAATAGCCCTTTATTTTCCACATAGAGAAAAAATTGCTCGATGTGAAGGATATCCAATTCAAAATGTGTTGAAAAAAAGATTTAGACTATGCCAAATTCTTAAAAATAGATATGGTCAATCTGATGTAAATAAGGGCTTAGTATTTTATGGTGAAATTGGTATGTTCAGAGAACTTCCAAAGCCAGAAGATATTGGAGATTACGAACCTTATCTTACATTAAATGCTCAATACCAAGAAATAGATGTATTAGACGATACAGATGATGAAGCTGAAAAAAATATGTTCACATTATAAATATAAGCAAATTGGCAGAATTAGGCGCAATTGTGGGAGAAAGTGGCTCCGGTAAATCCACCAGTCTTAGAAATTTAGATCCGAAGAAAACATTTATTATAAATGTTGCGGGTAAAAATCTTCCAATACGAGGTTTTAAAGCAAATTATAAACCTTTAGTACAAGATCCTCATTCTAAAGAATTTGTAGGAAATCTATTTAATACAAGTAACGTTGAAAAAATTAATCAAGTTATTAAACTGGTTAGTGTAAAAATGCCTCATGTTAAACAAATAATTATTGACGATTCTCAGTATCTAATGGCGTTCGAAGCGATGGATAGAGCTGTAGAAAAAGGCTATGAGAAATTTACACAAATGGCACAACATTTCTATTCTGTATTAAAAGAAGCAATGAATGCAAGAGAAGATCTTAAAATATTTATACTAGCTCACTCTGATAATGTAGGCGATGCTCTTAATCCTTCATATAAAATCAAAACGCTTGGCAAGATGATAGATAATATGATTACTATGGAAGGATTATTTACTTATGTATTATTCACTAGTAAAATAATGGATGATGATGGTGTAATGCAGTATAAATTTATTACTAATTCAGATGGAACAAATACAGCCAAAACTCCTATGGGATGTTTTGATACATTGCATATCGACAATGATTTGCAATATGTATTTAATAAAATAGACGAGTATAACGGAGAATAATGATAAAAAACGTAATCGTAACATTTGAATTTGATACTGAAAATGATTCAGTAACAAATGTTCACTGTGAAGTGGACGGTGTAGAAAAGAAAAAAAGAACTACCAGAAAAAAATCTGACGTAGTTGAAGAAATGGCAAGTGAGCCATTAATAACCTTAGAAGCTACTAAACTTATTTTCAATAATAAAGCAGTAGCAGATATGGGAATTGAATATGAAGATAGAATCGTTATCAAATGGGAACAGTTGAACAAAACATTGATTCCTATTATTGGTAAAGATATTTCATTTGATGAAGAAGGTAGTGGAAATAAAGTTACAAAAGCTAACTCTATTGGTTATAAAGGTAAACAAAATGCAGTTCTTGCAGAAATTGGAGAACAATTCACAATAGTGCCTTTTACTAATAAAAAATATCCGGAAGGAATTTGGAGATTAGTTTCAACAGTGAATCCAGACGCTTCTAAACCATTTGAAGAAGCAGCCCCTAAAGTAGTGAGGAAGATAGAGCCTATTTTAATTGTAGATGATACGGAAGAAACACCAATAGATACATTAAAATTTACTCTTAATTAAAAAAATATATGAACGGATTTTCATTTAGCACTACAGCTGGAACTTCACAAAGCACAACAAAACCAAGATTAGCAGGTAATAATATCCATGATGTTAAATTCGCAGGATGTGAAATTAAAGATGTCCAAGGTGTAAAGGATACTTCAATTGTTTATAAACAGTTGATTTTAAAATTTGAAAATGAAGATGGAGTTTTTGAACATACTGTTTGGGAACCAAGACCAGAAGATTTTCAACGTAGAGAAACTGAATTCAAAAACAAAGATGGTAAAATTGAGAAAATACCTCAACCATCTAACGTAGAAAGCATGATGTTATTATTTAAACATGCAATTGATTCTGTTAATTCTACTGTTGCAAAGGAAATTGATGCTAAAACTAAAAATTTAAGTGCCTCAACGTGGTTAGAGTTAAGAGCTTTAGTTGCTGCAATTCTTGATAAAGGAAAAGGAACACCTACAAGAATTAAATTACTTAAAAACAGCAAAAGTGAAGAAGCAGTTTTTCCAGGATTCTTTGCTGGTTTAACAAAAGAAGGAGTAGCTTATGTTAAGAACAATTTCATTGGACAGAAAGTTGCTTTTAGTACATATGAGTTACAAAGAATAAATAATGAAGCTACTGCTAAGCCAACTAAAGTAGATTCATTTGCCACTAGTTTTACTAGTCCTTCGAATGAACCTTCAGGTTTAGATATGGATTTTACTGTTGCTGGTCTGTAGTACTAAGTAGTTATTTAGTTGGTTAATTAAAATAGAATATGTATTCATTAGAAGTAACCACGAGAATAACACAAGAACTTTTACTTTCTAAACATACTCAAGAAACTTATTTTGAGCATTATTTAGGAATACCTGTTAAGAAAGGATTGTTTTGCAGTCCTGCT